TGCAACAGCTGGTAGGCTTGCGCATCCATTTGCGACATGAATAAACCCGTTCTTTATCGAGGAGTAATCATTTGGATCGTTTAGGAAAATATTTGTATTGCCGATTGATCTGCAACCAATAACCTGGGCTTCAGAATAAAGAACAACGTCCTCGGCTCTGGATGAAGGCATAAAGCAAAATAGAAAAATAATTAATGTAATAATTTTATTCTTCATAAGAAAGCACCTTTTCTGCTACCGCAGTTAAGCCGGTATTGTTGGCTCCATTGTCTCCGGTCGCATCATTGTTATTGCTCGTCATATCCGCGAACGTATCCCCATCGAGAGATTCTCCATGCGGAGCATCTTGTAAATGCCATTCAGCAACAAGGTTAGACGGACTCACCTGTTTACAGATATTTTTAGTAAAGCCGTTTACAAGCCTTGCTCTATTCGTCGCATCAAGATTTGTGTTGTAAATGCATACGTGATAAACAGTGCCGTTTAGAAAACCTGACCTCGAGGCACCATTTCTTTGCGCAAGAAAAGTCACACCGGCTGGGCTATTAATATTTTCGTTATATCGAAAGGAGCACGTAGTGTCGTCTGTGCCATTGACATTAATTCCACAGACGTTGTTGTCTGTATTCATACTGGCCGCTACGCGAACAGTTGATCCCACTGTAAATATTCCAGAGCCAGTAACTGAATGATGCTCCTGAAAGGTGCTTTTCTTTTTCTGGAATCTGACCTGGAAGTCTGCCCCCGATGCAATCACGCCAAGAAACCAGTTATCACTAACACCGGCACCAGAATCTTGCCTTGATATTGCCATTCCACTTGTAGCATCAGAAGAGAAAACGGCGAAGATCGACATGTTGCCGCCAGTCGGGATATTGGTCGCCGTTCCAACGTCAGCAAAATCGTCCGTTCCATCCCCGTCAACCCCAGCCAAAAGAACCGACGCGGATAAAAAGAGGTGGATAAACGTTAAAAATAATTTCTTAAGAGTAATCAAAGAGGACCCCCACAACTTCGCGGTCGCCAGTTGCATCATCGTTTGTTGCGTCATCCGCATCAGTCGAAAGATAAACAAAAACCGTATCTCCGGCTGCGCAACTATCGTCAGTAAGAGTGATAGTTACTGAATCTGAATGTCCGGCAGTGCCGGGAACGGTGTCTGATGCAACAGCTATCGCTGAAAAGCTAGCTGATCCAATGTCCGCTGCATCACCTGGAGTAACGCACATAATCGCCCCTTCAAATTCGACTTCGTTGGCTGTTGCTGAAGTCATGGAGTAAATGACTTTTAAGGAGGGAGAGCCGGTGTAATTGCTTGGCATGACAAATTGCCAGACGGCTCCTTCATCTGTTGTGGCATCAAAAAGAAGCCGCCAGTTACCATCGCCGCCGTCAATGCGTGCGCCCTGCGTAGCGTCTTGATCGAGAGCGAAAGTTCCTTGGATCTTAGCTGAAAACACAGGTAGGCTTAAATCAGTCGCACCGCTGCCGCCAGCTCCGCAGCTCTGCCATTCAAAATCTCCGGTTGTCGTTTCATAAGTTAAACACTCTTCGTCAGAGGCTGCGTCTACAGCTTTCAAATCAGCTTCTAAAATAGAATCATTTGGTAAAGCACCGGCGGACATCGCTGCGATCATTTGATCAATGGTATGCCATTCAAAGTCGCCAGTCGTAGTTTCGTAAGTTAGAATGTCCTCATCTGAGGCAGCATCAACCGCCTTAAGGTCGGCTTCAAGAATCGAATTGTCATTTATGTTCGCTGTTACAGTATTCGAAGTATCAACAAAATCGATCTGGCCGGTTGAGACAAAATCCGGATCTGTTACAGCGGCGCTGTCGATGCTTACGCTATCCCCACTTCCACCGCCTCCCAAAACTGATGGCGCTCCGGTATTTGCGTTGCAGAATTCGAAGGCTGAATCTGTTGTGTCATACCACCAAAGGCCCTGCTCACCAGAGCAGTCATCGTCGTTAACGGCCGTGTTATTTCGATCCTGTTTTCCGGAAAGAGTCGCGAAGGTGTAATCTTGAGTTTCGTCAATCTGGGTAGCAGTTAATGTGTCGTTAACGATCTCGGCGCCGGCGACAGATTGGAGAGGTAAAACCAATTCGCCAGTTCCGCTACCGTCGGTCGTAATGGTTACGCTTGGCACGGAAGCGTGCCCTACCGTAATTGCATGGTCAGATGCGGCTGCAAAATAATTAACGCTATCCGTCTCATTTAGAAGCGTAAAAGCATTCGTATCTACCATTAACTGAAAATCGTCTTGGCTGCCCGTTGTATCTATTAACCTAAGAACCGGAGAAGCGTCTTGGATTCGAGTATCATCAGAAACAATGAAATCATTTCCGCCAGGCGTTAGCGTTATGGTGCCGTCCCCCGGAGTAAGGCTGGGGTCGGTTGCGCCGGAATCAAACGTTAAAGTCGTAAAACCGCCGGAAGAGCCAAATGTGGCAGAATTAATTTCTGTAAGGTCTAAAACTAACGCATTGGACGATATTGCTAACCCTGATCCATCCAAATCTGTTATGGATGTTCCGTCGATTGCAAAATAATTTGTAGTGTCTGAGCCGTTTACATCGGGAAAGCGATAGAGTTGCTCGTCGGTATCTGCCGTCGATCCTTCGCAAAGAAAACCGCCGCCAGAGGTATCCGCAAAAAGGACGCACTCATCAACCAGTAAAGCCGGATTTCCGGAAAGGGTTAAAGCGTAATTAAAAATTCCAGTTACATCGTCCGGGCCGCCAGCTCCGCCGTCAGTGTGGACGAAATCAAGATAGATATTGTCTTTGAAATTAGCAGTTGTATCTGCCGCTGTTCCGTTAACTGTAACGTTATCTCCTCCCGCTCCGCCTCCTTGATCGGCAACGGAGCAAGTTCCGTCAGCATTCGCTGTTAAATTCCCGTTTGCTACTTTAAGCGCCCAGCAAGAAGTAGCCGTATGAGATGGACTCCCATCTTCTTCCCCAACAAGAACCGCGTGCGCTTGTGGATTTAAAACCAAAAACGAAATTAGGAAAACAAAAACTAAACGTAATATGTCCACGAAAGCCTCGTTCCGGTTGCACCGGCCGCAAAAACCTTTTTAAGATCATCAACGTAAACTCTGTAGGGTAAATTTCCCGGGTAAATCGTAACGCCGACTTCGGCATCTGATGTTGCTACAGCGTCAGAGCTTCCAATGTTGGCAATTCCGCCGTTGGCAGAAATATCTACGTACTTAATATTTATTGTTGAGCTGCTCAGCCTTACGGCGGTAGTTGCGTCGGTCAGCTCTTTTGAGCCGCTTCCGATCACTAAGTTTTCTTCGTGAGTAATTTTTCTTACTCCGCTCATTCTGGATTTCCTTTCATGTCAATGTACTTAGGGGAGATAACTGTGATTTCTTTCTGTATGAATTTTGGTTTTTCTATAACAACCTCTTCAAAAATTGGTTGAATCACGACCCGCTCTTTGAAGACGGGTTTTTCAACTTCGATGTCTTTTAAAACCGCGTTTGTAACCTCAACGTCTTTAAGGATGGGATTCAATATTTCCCTGTCCTTAAACACAGGTCTTTCGATTTCGATGTCTTTAAAAACTGGGACTTCAACCGAAATTATTTTTTCTTCTTTTTTGTAAATGATTTCTGGGACTTCGATTTCTTTGATTCGTTTATCAATTGCATCGGCTAGTTTTTTATCTAAAGTCGCGCTGATCTTTTCCATGATCCGCTCGTAAAGGATCACCGCCATAGAGTCGAGCGTCTTTTCAATGCCGACGGGGACCTCAATCTGTTTATTGGCGTAAACCGGCTTTTCAATGATCACGTCTTCAAAGATCGGGCGCTGAACGCGGTATTCTGTTTCAATCACTTTTACGCCAGCTACAATTTCTCTTTCGTTTACTTTTTTTCCGAATGTTCCGGTTTCCATTTATTCCCTCTCATAGCTAATGGACAAGATAGCTTCTGTCTCATTGCTTTTAATGAATTTAAAACTCTCAATTTGCTGAATTCCGTTTAAAACAAGAAAGCCACCTTCATGTAAAAGATGGCCTTCTGTTGCGGTTGGTTCCCCGCCGTCGTAACGGTAGCGAATTTCAGAAAGCTCGAGCGTGATAAAGGCCCGTTCGGCACTCCCGTATTTAGTGGAGCTGAGCTTCTGCGCTCGATCACTTGCTTTTAACTGCTCAAAATTGAATGCATTCATAAAGTAAAAAAGCCCTACAAGATTGCTCTCGTAGGGCCGTTATTCGGTTTCCTAAGTTGTTTATCTACAATAACTTACGTTAACTAATCAAATTCTCAGCACAAAACCCAGCTTTTAACCTACAATATCTCAACCTTAAATAAAGGAGACAACGTGGTAAAAATAAGCCCACTAATCATTGCGCTTCTGTTAAGCACTGGATGCGCTAATTTAATAATCAAAAAAGACGATTCTGGTCTTGAAAAAACAGGCAAGGTTGTTACTAGAACAGCTTTAATGCCGGTTACTTTTTTTACAAGTGAAGCGAGAATTGCTCTTGAAAAAGATGCTATAGAAACTAAAAAATATTTAAGTGAGCTTGACGATAAGTTCCATAAAGGAGAAATAACAGAGGCTGAATACACAATGAAATATAAATTAGCCGCCATGGAGCACCAATCGAAACGGCAAAACGTTGCTAACGCATATGCTGCAATGGGTAATTCTTTTAAAAAAAACAACCAGACTTACACAGCAAGGCCTGACGGACTTGGCAATTACACGATAACAGAATATTAAGGGGGAATAAAAAATGTTTACTTTTTGGGCGTATTTTTTATCTGGGCTATTTATGCTTTTACTATTCTTCACAATTCCGCTTCTTCCCGATTTCTTAAAAATTTTAGTGGCGATTTTAGGCATTTTGCTTTATTCATTAGCTGCTGCAATCGGTAAAAAAATTGATGAAAATATTGGTAAACATGATTAATCGCTTAAAGCGCTCTCAATTTTCTTAAGGATGAAGTTTCCGCCAACATAAGCTGCCGCTCCGCCGCCAACAAACTTAGCTATTTTCTGAGCTGTTTTAACTCCCCTCACAGCCTTAATCTTCCCGTAAACATCTTTTGACAATAACTCACCAGCCATCTTTTCAATCTCCGGATCGCCAAAACCCTTAAACAAATTATTTATTAAACGTCCTTCTTTAAACTTAGGCTTCAGCGCCGTGAAGCGGCTCATCACTTGACGATAGTTATCAAGTGTATCCGCAAACTCAGGGAAAGCAGAAAGCTGTGCATCGCGAATATCCCCGATAAATTCTATTAAAGAACCATCAGTATCTGTGAACTGAGCAAACTTTCCCTGTTTTTGCTTTGCAGCAAATGAAGGTATTTTGTTAATGGAGTTCTTTACTTGCTGCGCCTGCTCTAATGTTAAATTCTCCGCAGCAACGGGATCTCTTAAAACAGTATCCAGCACCTTATTTTTTGACTTAGAAAGAGCGGATTTTATATCCGCTAGCAGCTTAGGACTTTTTGATGTTAGCTGACCACCTTCTTCAACCTCTATACCCAAAGACTCTATCGCTGGCCTCAAGTTCACTTTCCTGTCCGGATTGGCCTTGCTTAAATTCTCAATGCTTTCTTCAAAGGCTTTCCCCGCCATTGTTCTCTGCTTAAAGTAATCGCCTCGAACTTCTTGTGCAAACTCAATTACTTTATAGCTGGCCTTAGCTAGAGCGGAATCGCTTTTCGCAATCTGCTGAGCAGCTGCCCTTGTAATCTTTTCACCCACCTTAGGAGCCGTTCCAGCAAAAGGGGCAGCGCTGGCCGCTAATTCTAACTCCTCGCCTAGTTTTCTCCCGGATTCAGTTACGGGCTTAGGAAATAAATCATTGGAGGGTCTACTTACGCTTTTGATTTTGTCTGCTATTTCGGTCCCAGCCTCCGTTAGAGCAGCCACTGGTCGATTTGCAAAAAACTCAGGCATTCCAGCCATAGCTCCGGAAACGGTTTTCGCTGCAAGAAATGGAGCGTCTTCAATTTTCAAACCTTGTCTAACCGCCTGCAAACCTCTAGCTATCCCTGGTCCGGCCACAACAGAATCTTGAACCATATTTCCGGTTACCCTTGGTTTATCTCCAATTCCTAGTTTTTTGCTAGCCATATCAATATCTTCAACAGATGGAACATAATCGTCATTACCGATCTTTACAATCTTATCGCCTATTTTAACTTTAGCCATTTAGGTTTAAACTCCGTAAACCAATGATTTTCATAATTGCAACTTTCATAAAATCTCGAATTCTATCCCGTTGGGAAGTTTGCCTTTAGAACCTTTCTTTAGTTCAGATTCATGCCCAGGAACTTTAATTCCGAGATTTTTTACTATTTCCACAATATTTTCATCCTTCATCATTCCCTCTAATGATTTTGGCGTGGCTCCGGCCAAAGCAAACTCGGCAAATTGCCTTACTTTTTCTAAACGCTCTTCTTCTGTTAGACCAGCCTGGTCTACAACATCCAAAGCACCTCTTTGCTCAGACTCAGAAAGATTTCCAACTTCTCCAAAAGCTCGAACTAAATTTATAGCAACCGGCCTTGAATTGGTAAGCAGCGCCAAAAGTTTAGGATTTGGAGATACGCCCCATTTTGCTCCGATAGCTTCCAACTTCCCAGCCACCCTTTGTTCAACCGCTCCCTTTTCATATGTTGGAAGAGCTTCATTAAACTGCTTATTTAAAATAGATAGTCTTTTTACGGCTGTCCCGAGCTTTTGCGCTGACTCAAGCTCTTTAGCTTCCTGTTCAACCTGTTTCATTTTTCTTTTTTTCTCTATAGCGAGCTCATCTAATTGAGGTTGAAACGCTGCGTCAGTCTGCTTTTCCGCTGCTCTTTTACGTATAACATCTTGAATATCTGTCTTAGGCTGGACATTTATATTGAGACCACCCTGAACCTCTCCAGAAACACCCGTACCAGCGGGCAATCCTTTTGCAACTTCTAAAATTTTTTCTTTCGTTGGAAGGTCTTTAAAAATATCAGGTTGTATTGTGCTTACTACATTTATAGTATCTTTTACATCCATTCCTGATTTTCTTATTTTCTCAAACAACGTGTCAAAGCTTTGCATTTTCTCAGGATCATTCTTTAAACGGTTCATGACTTTTGATTGAACAAAGTCAACAATAGCTTCATTTTCCCGATTCTGCTTTCTCTTCTGAAGACCCTCTACTAGAGCTTTGGTTCCTTCGGTTATGCTACCCATTTATTTTTCTCCTTCCGATGGAAGCAAAGACCTCAAATATCGGCTTTAAGATGTTCTTAATAACGGGTTTATCTTTAATGAAAGCTGCAAAATTTTCTCCGTATTTAAGATATAGTTTTCTAAACCACGCTGGAGAATAATTAACAACATAGATTCTAGATAAAACGGTTTTAGGTTCAAACCAGCCACCAAATAACTCAGATGCAACCCAGCAGGCTCCTAAAAAAGCTCCGGCAGCAGCGCCTCCGGCGCCAACAACATCTCCTATGAGCTGCATGTTCTGCCCGCGTCTTGCTACATTCGCTCCAACTTGCGTTCCGAAAATATTAGAAGCAGTGTTATAAAGAGACGAGTTGAATTGATTCAAACTGTTCTGAGCGGCAAAAATCGAATTAGGATCAATGTTATTAACTAATTGTCCGGGGCTTCCACTTACCGGTGAAATGCCAGCTATAGGTTGTCTTCCAGCCGTTGAAAGAGCAATATTAAGTCTTCGATCTTTTAAAGACTGTTTTAGTCTTTGGATTTGAACGGCCTCATCAATAGCTCCTAAAGGAGAAACGGCGCCAATCCCTCTAGCGCTTTGGGCGGATCTTACATCATCAACTAAGCCCGGTAACAAACTTTGAAATTCTGCCTCATCGCCTTCTGATAAGAATTTTGTTAAAGACTCTTGCGCGGCTGAAATTTCAGGAGCTGCGATATCCTGGATTTGCGTTGCAATCTTTGCAAATTCAGGCCCGAATTTCTGAAGCTGGTCTAATTCAAGCTGTGCAAATTGAGGAGCAAACTGCTTTTGAGTCTCGAAAATCTTAGGCGTTGCGTCAATTTGTGCCTGAATGGCTTGCGCTGAAGTTTCGGCTGGACTTGGCGGCGCTGGCGGTGCGGCTGGCGGTCCTGGATCTTTTCCTCCACCCATCTTATTTATCCTCCGGAGTTATAAGCGGGTCAAATGTGCGCCGTCTGCGTTCCCATTGCTCGCGTTTAAACATTTTTAGACGATCTTTGTATTTTCCACGTTTAAAATAACAGTATTTTGCACTTGGTACTAATCGCAAGATTTCATCAATCATTCTATTAATTCGGTTGGTCATTTTATAATCCCCATGAACCCATAAATCCTCAACCCAGACGTACTCTCCACGAACTTGATCAAAGCCGGATTTTCCAACCAATCGCCATTCGCAATAAGCGATGATTTTGCCTTCATTATCTTTTAAGGAGGTCAGCAAGTTCATCCTCTGATATTTTCAGTTTGGCTAAAACGGATTGTCTTTTATTTTCTTTTTCTGCTAACTTCGCTTGTTTTGCTAAAACCTTATCGTTATCGATTACAACTTTTCCGTTTTTAAAATCCCAGCAGTCGCGATTGGTTTTATCTGAAGGCTTTTCGATTTCACCATCAACAGCCTCGATTAAAGTTCGCCCCCATGCGGTAACGTGTTTTTTTATAATGTCATCGTAGTTATCCCGATCATGATAGTAGGTTATGGCAATCGATCCGTCTGGCTCTCTTGAAATAATGGATTTACTAATCATGTTATTGATCTCCAAACGCAACAAAGCTAATGCGGGTTGAATCAGCTGGGTTATCGGCACCATCCCGAACAGATAATTGAACCGAACCCGCGCCCGGCGTGTTATCGCTTTTAATTGAGACATCCATCAAAACGTTACCTGTACTTTTAGCAAGACCAGCCATCGCATAATTGGCGCTCGAAAAGTCGGTAGCAAAACTAACCGTATAAAGACCTGCCCCACCATCAGTGATGCTGGAATCCATATTGTAACTCGCAGCGTAAGCGGGCGTTCCAGACCCATCAAAAACGCCCCAGGCCTTTGCAACGCCGGGATGATATTGAATCCGGCCGGGCGTTACATAAACGGAAGTCGAAGAACCGGTTTCCATTTCCGCCTGGCTTGCTGCGCTCGGTACGCTAGTCGCAACAACGGCTGTCCCATCCGCTTTCGTATAAACAATCACTCTTGCGTTCGTCGTGGTTTCGGCTCTTACTATCGCCCGATCACCGGCAGCGGTTGTGATGTTCGTTGCTCCAGGAAGAATTAAGGAAGTAGCGTTATGTGTTAACGTCAGAATACCATCAAAAACAATCGTTCTTTCATCGCCAGCCTGACCAGCTGTTCCAAAACTCGTGATTGTTGTAGTTCCAGTAATATGGATAAAATTGCCATCCGTTACCCATATTTCAGTCGTTGTGGCGGACGCAACGTTTGCGCCCTTTGCCTCACTGAAATCTTTTGAAGACATCGCCATCGATTGAGCGATAGTCGCAAGATTTAATTTAGATGCTGCGATATTCGCGCCTGAATCGATATTATCGTTATCAATCCCGCCATTAAATTCTGTCGCTAACGGATCAACCTTGTCATCAATCGCTTCGAGTGTGCATGTTCCCGGATCGGGCCCTAAAGTCGGAAGGCTCACGTGTCCCATTTTTAAATCCTCCCCTGATACGGCCTAGCATAAATTGTGTATTCCAAAAACGTAGGCCGTTTGTTGTAAATTGAATTGGTAATCTTGACGCGGACGTTATTTCCCCGTCCCATGAATTTTGTGCGGTAATTGCCCTGCTCTTCTTCTGAACCGCCTGTTGTTGCCGGTGTCGTAAATGGTGTGGTCAAGCCGCCTGATAATGTGCCGGACGTTGCGACCGTGCTAAAGCCGTTTCGGTCCCGGTCAATCGAATAAGTGTAATTTCCGTCTGAACCCGTCTCAGCTACAAACTGAATGGGATCAAATTCTTTTTTTACAAACGGATCACCAAAGTCGTGTTCTCGGCTAACGATTGTTTGAACCACCGTTTCGCCGTTATCTGTATTTCCTGAAAAAACCTTATAGCAAAGGCTTAATGTCCGAGCCTCTCCGGCAACGATGGTTTTAATGTTGTCCCCAAACGAATAAGACGTGAGGCAGGAGAAATTCCAGGTATCTTTTGGAATGGTGGTCCAGGCTGAATTGGGGTCGCCGTTTCGAACGGCTGCAATGGAATCCCAAATCATGAACCGGTTAGGGGTGGTGGACGTTCCAACCGGAACACCGAGGATATAAAGACCGTTTTCAAAAAACCCGACTGAATTTTGAATCGCGTCTTGATTGATTGAATCGATAATATCTTGAATTGGTGTTGAGATAACACCGACTCTTAATTTATCGAAGGTCGTTCTTGAAAGAAGCCTTACGCCGTCATTAGCTAAAAAGATATGGTCATTTCCAATATCTTGAACAGTTCGCCCAGCCGGGCATCCGATTGCAACGGATAAGGGTTTCAGCGTCCAATCCGTTAAAGGCGTCGAACCTTCCATATTAAGAACGTAAATGTTCGAGTCTTTATAGATGATCAACTCGAACTCTTTAAACATCTTAAGCCAGGTAACTTTGCCGCCACGCCCCTGGGCAACGTAAAATTTATTCGTGTCGCGTACGAACGTTTGAGGCGCAAGGGCATTTGAAAACCAAACAACATCGCGATCAGACTGAGTCTTACTTCCAGAAATAAAAAGGCGATTATTTGAAGCCCATTCGCCAAATGTTCCTTTGGGGACATCTGTATTCGTATCGCCTTCATCAGTAACGGTTAAAGAAGAATCGATACTGTGGACGTTATCCGTTCCGTTTAAAATAAAGAGCCGGTCATTAGCTTGAACGAAATTTGTGGTCAGCCCAGCGGTTAGAGATGTGAGACCGGTAATATTGTCCCAGGTCTTGAAGTTTGAATTAAGTTCCTGGATATCGGTATTTTTCGCTCTTATGACCTTGTCATAGGTCGTTCCCACGAAAAAACGGGTTATTCCAAGAATGGTCTTTTGCTCAATATCATCAACCGTAAAGGTACCGTCATAGATCCTGAGATCGTCTATTTCCCCTTCAAAAGCGCGATCTCCAGCTGCCCTGTTTCCTATATATAAGGCGTTTGCGCTGTCATTGGCCGTTGCTGTGGCGCCGGTCGTATCCGTCGAATAGGAGGCTAAAACACCGTCGATATAGATATCCCCAGAGCGGTCTGAGTTGTAAACCGCATCAATCTTGTGCCAGGCACCCGTAGACATCGTGGTGGAGGTAACAACGCGGGTATTTGCGCCCGTGTCCCCGACCTCAAAATCTAAAATCACGGTCGATCCTGACTGGCTTTTAACAAAAAGTCGGTATCCGGCATCCGTTGCACCCATTTTGTCAACGATTCGGCCCTCATCATTTTCCCCGTCAGAATCGGCATAGACCCATACAGAAATTCTAAAAGGGCCCATTGACGTTACATTTATTGAAGAGTCAGCGGCTACAAGAATAGAGCTGGTTGTTCCGTTAAAAGAGGCGGCTTTTCCGAATTTCCCGCTTACATAAGTAATGGCCGTATCCGTTCCGTCGTTATCTTCTTTGTCATCGACTGAGGATGACGCATCAAAAGTCCAATGACTAATTAATGTGTCTGGGTTATCGCCGACTCGGGCAACACCCTTCCGCTGTTCAGCTTTTCCCTTTTTTGTTATTACGGTGTTCTCTAAAAGTTCAACCTGATTTTCAGCTAACGCGGACGGCTCGTCGCCGCTATTCTGGCCGCCAGAAAAATCAGAAACACGTTGTTTAACTCGATTGGATGTGAGTTGAGCCATTAGGTTAAAAAGATCCTATTCGTTAAATTTTCTGTGTCGTCGTTTTCAGGAACGAATTGTAAGTTTCTATTTCTCGGTTGTTTTGCTAACCACAGTTCATTGACAAGCTGCGCAAACTTTTGTTCCTGCGCTTGCGCGGCTGCTTCTTGGCCGTCTTCCCAAAGGGCGTCTGCAATTACACCTTCAACGATTTCATCCGCACACTCGATTTCCGGCATGTCAGATTCATTGATTAAAGGAAGGATTCTTTTTTTATAGAAAATCTTGAGCGTCGGTTGTGTTCCGCTCGATGCCGTTTGAGGGTGGATCTTGATCCATTTATACAGAAACCCGCGCTCGCCCGGCGCAATCTTCGCGTAAACAGTTCCTGAAGTTGTGCCGGATACCGTAACGACTCCAGCTAAATCCTGAATCGTGCCGTCGCTTGTTCCAACCGAGATTCTTAATTCACTTCCCGAATCATAGGTTGTGGTCCCGTCAACGTTGGAAGTTCCGTTAAGCGTAAGCGTTGATCCGACCTCAACTCCGCTTACTTCCCCATATAGCCTAACCACAACAGGTGTCGCATCGCTTGCGGAAGAACTCACCACACGAATCGTTTCTGCCTGAGTAAGCAGGCTTTGGACTCCTTTTTCTCCGATGTGATGATAAAATTCAGGTTGTCCGGTAAGCACATTTCCAGAGACTTCAAATGTAGGGGCTCTGAATCGGTAATGCTCTTGGATGGATCTTTCTTTTATTTCCCGACCATTCGTTTGGTCGAAGATCGTAATTATGTCTTCAACGTCTCGGCGAAGCGCATAATCCGAGGTCGATGCACTTAAAGTCAGCGTGTAACTTCTTAATAGCTCGCGCCAATTAAAGGCCCGGTAAATGCGGTTATATCTTGCGCGTATCCAATCATTTATTTTAAGAACAATGTCATTCGTATTCGATGTGCTGAAATTGATATTCGAGACTGCGGCCATCGACCGATGCTTAATTCTTCTGTACGTATCATTAGGCATAAAAAAAGCCCCAATCTTTTCGAATTGGGGCTAGTGTCTAGTTTCCCTAAGTTGTTTATTTGTATATAGTTAGAAGTACTTTTTCTGGGCTATAACCTGAATATCGTCCCAGCTACTAAACCTTTCAACATGGTTACGTCTAGATAAAATCACATCAAAACCTACTTTATCGAGTTCGCGTTCCAAGGATCTTGCATTCCACATGATGTAGTGTTCGTCTTTTTTCCAATGAGAAAAACCCGAATTGGATCTTGTATGAATAAAATCCGTGTCCGGCGTAGCGATATAAAGAACCCCATCTTCCGGCATTAAGTCGTAACATTTTTTAAGGACTGCAACCGGATCTTTGAAGTGTTCAAAGACGTGAGACATCCAAATAAGATTAAATTTCAAATTCTTAAAGTCGTGCGTTTCGAAGTTGCCTTTTATGAGACGCTCGTTTTCAGAACTTCCTTGCATCACATCAATCCCCCAGGTCAGCCAGCCACGCTCTTTCATGGCCTGCATAAAGAAATGGGATAAATATCCGACTTCGAGCATCTTTCTTCCGTAAGTTAATTCTTCGATTAAGGGCGCAAAAACTCGGGCCGGATATTTTGCGATATCGATAAATTTATCACCCATTGCAAGATAATTATTGGCGTAATCTTTCGTATAGACATCTTCGTGGGTTTTGTTTTCGTTTAAGGGAAATTCCTCTTGAAACACAACGCCACATTTGCAGTGCCAATAATCAGAGCGCTCTCCGCCCGATTGCATGTGATGAATCATGTAAGTCAGTGCCCCACAAATCGGGCACTGCTTAGGATGATAACTTACTAACTTCTTTTCTTCCGTGCTTGGCATAAACTTCCTTGATTCGGTTAAAGACCTCTTTGGGGTCTATTCCATGACTCATACAATAAGCTGCCTTGCTTAAAGGATCTTGTGGGCATTGAATGCTCACGTTATAAATTAAACGAAAACAGGGGGCACACTCAGCCGACCGCTCATCCGCTTCTATAGAATAATCATTCCTAAAGTGTTTGGTGATGTTCTCGATTGTAGTGTGCCCCAAAAGACCTATTTTGGGTGTGTCGTACTGCCCTGACGCGTGAAGAACTCCCGTATCCGGTGAAATTACAAGATCGACGAGACCTGTTAAAGCCATTGAGACACGGATCGGGATTTTCCCAGATAAATTCGTAACTTTTTCGCCCTGAATTTCAAGCAGCTGGCACATCTCATCACCAACCGTAATCAAATGGACATCCTCTATTTCTTTGATGCATTCGCCCATAACAGCGGGCATCCAGGGATAGGCCTTATTTTTTCCGCTTCCAGACAGACAAACGAGGATATTGAATTTATCCGGTCTAACATAATTCTTAGCTTGTGAAAGCTCTTCAAAGTCATAAAACATTTCAGGGTTAAAGAAATCGGATTCCATGCAGTCATACATCGCTTTTTCATCCAAAGGTAGCTTTGACCAGTTAAGCGTCTCTTCGTAGTAATTTTTATTCGCAACCGCTTTGCGTTCTGCCTTTGGCCAGTTGTATTTCGGGCTTCTCGGATGAAGTGCAATATGAACTTCAATAGACTCTGTGAAATTGATTACTTTTTCCGCTTTGATTTCTTCTTCTTTTTCTTTCCAGGCTTTATGTAACTCTTCATCGGTTCTTTCCTTTGCTTCGATATAATGAAGCTTATCGACATTTGTATTGTTCTTTAAGATATCTCGGCCCCTGTCTGAGGTTAAAACATGGACTTCGTGCCCACGGGATTTTAGAAAGCGAAGGATTGGAGTAATGATTAACATATCCCCAAATGCGCCTTGTCTAATAACCAGTATTTTCATATTCCGATTTCCCTTCCGAGCCTATCCATTCCAAAATTCCCATACAGTCTTTATTTCCTAACTGTCCATGCAGCGCAGGTTGAAAAGAATACACAAGCGCATCTGAGGTTGTTTTACCGCACTTGTGGCAGTAGTAAAGATTTCTTATCATTTGTTATAGACCATAAATTGCAAGCGCCCGTAGACCTTATTTTCACAATCAAGCGGCATTCTTTTCATGAGTTCGGCATATTGCAGACCGGCTAGCTTAGCCACAAACTTATTTTGATCGTTGGCCGGGTCAATATTATTTTCCATTGTCGTTTGGCTCCAGTGATGCAAGACGCGCGATTTAGTAACCAGCGCCACATTCCAACCATTCATATTTGCACGGATACAATACTCTGCATCAGAACAGTGGTTCCGAAAGCGTTTATCGAGTAAACCAATTTCGCGGATCATTTCCATTCGCATAAGCGACGAGCAAGTCGGGAGCCATTCGACGAAAACAATTTCTTTATCTAGATCCTTATCTGAAACCAGCTGATGACCTCTTACGAGGTCAAGGCCGTGATTTTCCACAAAACTTGTCCCGTCCTCTTTTTTGTGGAGCCTTGAAGAAGACGCAATCCCGATAACAGGATTTTGAGTCATAGCGTCTAAAAGGTGTTTAATGAAATCAGTTTCTGGTTCAGTGTCATTATTTAAAAGATGGATAAATTCATAGTTCTTTTCTTGGGCCCACAAAATCCCCTGATTTGCTGCATTGGTAAACCCTGAATTTTCGGGAAGCCTTAAAGTAAATACTCGCTCGTCATAAAAGGGGTCTTTTGATCCGTCATCAATCACAATGATGTCGCATTCCGCACCCGCGTTCTTAAGCGTGTAGTCGATGCAAGTTTTAGTCATTTCATGTTTTCCATACATCGGAATGACGACACAGACTCTATTCATACTCTTCTCGCTCTTATGTGAAAATGCTGAGGCGTTAAAGAGTGAACATTAAAATCTCTTTCATAATCAATCACTTCATAGCCCATTTCCGGAAGTGAATCGACAAGGCTTTCCATATCCCAAAGAGCCCGGTATTTTCTGGGGTTCCAGTAAATAAAGGAGTATGGATCATTTCCCCACTCAACAAAAAAAGGATCGGGTTGCGAAATAATGACCTCATCTCCTTCGGGTATTAAAATAAAAGGCTCAGTAACGTTTTCTGGTCTGGTATAAAAAATCGCTTTGCAGTTACAGAACGAATAACCCATATCTGGATAGATTTCAGATTTTCCTTCATAGGTGTAAACGCCTTTAACAACCATACGGTTAGAGCGGCCACATAACGGGCATTCTTGCATAAAGAACGGGACGACTTCAGGCAGCCGCTGCGCAATGGACATTTAAGGCTTCCTCTATTTTTTCCATAATTTCATCTTCATTAAAAAACACGCATTCCGGATGATTTTCTTTAATTGGACATCCAAAATATTCTCGCGGGTTTTTGTGGCACGGCGAGCAAGGCGTTGATGCTTGAATCCAAAAAGCGTTTTTGGCGTACTTGCAGTGATTGTCAGGACTCGCGGCGGTTAAGAGTTGAAGCGTCGGCGCGTCCCAGGAGTGGGCGACAAGAGCCATTCCGCTTTCAAGGCTAATATTCAAGTCCACGTATTTTGCTTTAAGGGCAACCGAGCGAAACCCATTCACCTTACTTCCAACATAAGAAATGACGCGTTCATGCTCAAAGACCTGGCTTTTACAATATTCATCACCGGTCAAAATAATAAGAGCGTTTTTATATTTATCTAAGACCTTATGGCAAATTGATTCCGCTTGAATAAATTTTTTATGAAGTGTCGAGCCGGAAAGATTAACCAAAATAACCTTGTCGTATTGTTCGTGCTTTTTATCAATCCAGGCCTGCGCGTCGCGATGCTCATCTTGAAAGTAATAAAGCTGAGCGCGCGTTCCGTAATAGCTGTCAGGAAGACCGGCCGCATCCGTCATGACATCGTAATAAGACTTTTGACCGAGATTCTCTCTTCTCCACCTATCAGAAGTATAAAAACGCCAGTCATTTTCGTTTACACAGTAAGCCTTTTCGATCGTGTTCGCAAAATCAAAAACCATGTCATAGGTCTGTCTTGCCCATTCGAGGTTCTTAGACATACGGTTATAGGTCATCTTATTAACATCAATTAAAATCAGGTTATCGATGAACGGGTTATTGATCAAAATATGCATGCCGTGATAATTCGTCTCGAAATCGATTTTATCGACTTCGTAATATTCTTTAATCAGCCTGGGCAAATGAGCCGCATGAAGCACATCCCCAGCCCCACCAAGACGAGATATAAAACAGGTCTTCATAACACTGACACCGTCGGAACAGGAATGATATATTTTGCGCCACGATCCTTATGGGATAAGGTTTTATTAATGATTTCGTCTGAAAAATTCCAGGAAAGTAACGCAATGTAATCGGGTTTATTAGAATCTAGCTTTTCTTGATCGACGATAGGGATTCTCGAACCCGGCATGTATTTACCTTGCTTGTCTTTTGTA